ACCTTTTCATAACTTCTCATCGCTCCAAGTCCAAGCATGCCCATCATGACAGGAACAAGAAGCGTAGTATCTATCTCTGGGACATCAACCCAGATACCAATAATATTCGCAAGTATCACATTGTAAAATAGCCCCAGAGCACACACCCAACCAATCGCTGGCCTCCAACCGGCTACAAACAAAGACTTGTGTGCGGCTTCTACTTTGTTAACTTCCAACTGCCCTTGTGCAAGTTCTTGAGCATGTCGCTCTGCCATGGTCGCAATCTCATGTGCAAGCGCATTCTTTTGGTCCTTGTCCTCGATTACTTTATCAAGAAGCTTTGTGGCAGGTTGTATCAAAGAACTAAGAATGCTCATGCCCACACCTTTGTCTTTTTGCCGCCATAATATTCAACAGCATGCCCGGTCTTAATCATTAGTTTGCAGATATCAATACCTGTTTCTGAATAAACAATACCGAGTATTCTGCCAAACTTACCTCGACCCATGGAGGCTATCGTAAACTTGTTACGACATTGTTGAGTAAGAAAATCTTTAGCAGCTAGACCAAGAACTTTTTCTGCTTTGTTGCGGGTGCGAGATTCAGGAGTATCAATCCCATGTAACCTAACTCTTTGATTACGAAGCCAAACATCGAATCCAAGATCGATATCAACATCAATCGTGTCACCGTCTACGACTTTTACCAAAGTGCATTTGTAGTTATAGACTTCTTTTTCTTTGGCTTTCGGCATTATGGCCTCTTGCTCATGTATGCAGTCGCGCCAAAGTATAAGCCAACGATAGATGCTTGGCTAAGGAAGAGCATGTCGCTTATGCTGGCTAGGGTGTCAAGGCGGTCACTTGGGACAAAAGGAGCAACAGGCAGAAGAGCGAAAAGGCACATACTGATAACAGCAGTCCAGGCCATCTTTCTTTGCGAGTCTGCTTTTTCTTCTTGAAGTTCAAGTTGCAACATCTCCTGGTGACGCGATATCTCTTGGTCGCTAACCACTCCATCCCCATCTGCGTCATACTCTGCGTAACGGGATTTTGGTTCTAACTTTTTAGGAGTCATTGTCCTTACCTGCGATATATCCTGCACACAGGCTTACTATGCCAATAATCGAATGCTCTAACAAACGTATTACACTTTCATCTGGCGGTCTGCTTTCAGAGATGGCGATATAAAAATCACCGATTACAATAATACCAAGCAAACAGACCAATCCAATCACGAGTATCATTACCATCTTGGCTTTCACACTGTCACCAAGATGTGTTGACCAGTGACTTTTGGTGTTGTGTGACTAAGTTGACCACTCTTGTAGGTATACACTTTAGCATCATAGATAGTCGTAACTATTTCTTGTTTTGCGTTTGTCTCTCTGCCTTGCATACGCTCTGTGTCTATCTTCTGCACTTGGTGTTTTGGCACAGGTTGCACAGCATTTACGCTGTTTGGAAATGGCGGTATGTCAGTCATCTTCTCTCTTAATAACTGGATCTCTAAAAATATATTTTCCCTTCCCTGCTTCACTTTGAGGTATAAGTCTTACCTCGCAGTATGCATCGAACTTACTCGTTTTACGACCAACTACATAGTTATGAATATGAGTAGACTGCATAACCAGTGCGTCACGATACTCAAGGCAGCTAGTTAATTCTTGGAATGCAAGCTCAACGCCAGTTTTGTTCCCACCCGCATCTAACATCACCAAAATGAAAATCATGAGAGTCATATGCGTCTTTTCTTTTTGATGGCTTGGGTTTTTTCAGCCTGTGGTTGGACAAGCTCCCATGTCAGCACATCTACATCAACTTGATGAGCTGTACCTAACACTCTTGGCATTGAGTTTCTCACGTAGATCATCGCCCCATAACCACACTGTTGGTAATTAAACCTCAACCAATCTTTTGCAACCTCGTGGCGTTTTGCCGGTGGGTTGACAAGCTTGAGCTTATTCCATTCTCTCAGGTCGCAAAACCTATCAGGGTTTTCGGGATCGTAATCTAATCTTATTGCTTCTGTAACATTATCTGAATCAACTGAGCTAGTTTCTCGTCCGTTGACTTCAACGTCTCCTGCTGTTGACTCAGACTGTCCACCACCGCTTTGATCTGTGTCTGGTTGACTGCTGAAAGCTGCCCGTTGGCTACCGCTTTCTCCGCTGTCTCCTTTACCACCTGCTCGATTCTAGCCACCTCCGAACTGGTTGCTTGTGCTTGTGCTTGCATAGATCCCCATGCAATTGCACCAGAAATAGCAGCAGCGGCTATGGGCAATGCCCAGGTTGGTATTTTTACCGAAGTACCATCACTCATCAGTTTATCCTCCTAAGAATTGTGGAACCAACAGAGTTCCTATTATCAAGATTATCACACCCCACAACATTCTTTCTAATCGATCAAACCGCCTTGAACCATCAGCCAATCGCTCTTCAATTCTTTCATACCGCAGCGCACACTCGCGCTCATGCGCGTTGATCTCTTGCAAAGCTTTTTGCCCCTGCTCATCCATCTAAGATTTCTTCTTTGGGGGCTGGCTGTTTAGCTTTTCCTATATTCAAAGCTAAAGCTTCTAGGAATGGATAAACGTATTTGCCCATAAACTCGTCGTCTTTTGGGGTAGGTGTAGCCGCACATACCGCAGAGGCAACCGTCACCACCGTAGTAGCAAGTGTGAGTATCTCCATTAAACTCATCATTTTTTTCTCCTACCAAATCGCTTCCAACACTACATACGGAACGATCACGAGAACAAGTAGTATGGTTGTGATCAATGTTTTGTTCCGTCATCTGCCACTCTCCAAACATTCAAGTTTGCAGCCACCGTTCTCCTTTCACCTGGTCCTTCAAATGGATAAACCATGTGTTGCAACCAAGAGGGGAACATATAGAACTTTCCTACTTCTGGTTTTAGTATGCAGGACTGTGGTGGCTTGAGCCTTTCTGTATCCATCAAAGATCCTGCGCCATACTGGAACGAGATACATCCGTCAGAATTCCCGCTTGAATTATACAGAGAATATTCGGGTGATCCCGATGTTGGTTGATCCAGTATTTGTTGCGGAACCTTTGTCCAACAAGTACAGCTAATACCCATGACAGTTTTAGTGCCATGATCATGTATAGGATTGTAATCACGCTCATAACTATGAACCGACCAAAGCTCGTCTGTCTCCACTAATCGTTTCCCAGTAAATGGATTGACCGTGGCGTTAGAAAAGTTTTTGAGATAATCAGCTCCTGCAATCTCAATCAGATTTGTAAACCCGGCTAGTTTAGGGTGGTGATGATCCATGGTGAGTTG